GGTAGTTTAGAAGACGCGTATCGAAAGATGTATTTATGATTATCATAGCACCATACGCCCAAAAACTACGTAACGGCAAACAAAATCCCAAGAACTATCCCTATTGGGAAGGATTGATTGAATTAATTGATGAGCCAATTGTGCAAGTTGGCGTAACGGGCGAAAAGCAGCTAGTTCCTGATTTTAGAACTGACTTGCCGATTAGTGCATTAAGGGAATTACTTTGGCAATGCCGTACATGGATTGGAGTAGATAGTTTTTTCCAACACCTTGGCTGGGACGAAGGAATAAAAGGTGTAGTATTGTGGGGACCTTCTGATCCACTGATATACGGACACCCTGAAAATATTAATTTGCTGAAAGGCAGAGAACACCTAGCAAAGAATCAGTTTCTTTGGTGGGAAGCAACAGAGCATAAAAATGAACGCTTTCTAAAACCATCAGAAGTTTTAGAATACTTAAAGGTATAAACATGGCATCTTCTGGCAATACTACAATTCAGATGTATTACAGCCCAACGGCTGGACATGTGCCCGCCGCGGCAAACTTGGCCAGTGGTGAGTTGGCGGTAAATACTGCCGATGGTATTTTGTATTACAAAAACGCAAACAGTGTTGTGTCTGTATTAGCAAATAGTAACGTAGACTCACACCTACAGTGGGATAGTGCTAATAGCACACTTATTGTACTAAGCAACGGTGCCTTAGAAATCCCCGTTGGCAATACCGTACAACAGCCTGCTAATGCTGCTGTGGGCATGATTCGATTTAACACATCTGTCTCTGAGTTTCAAGGTTATAATGGAACTGCTTGGAGTCAAATTGGTGGCGGAGCAACAGGTGGCGGTGGCGATCAAGTTTTTGTACAAAACCAAGCCATTGTAACTACTAGTTATACACTAACTACAGGCTATAATGCTGAATCAGTTGGTCCAATTACAATCAATGCGGGCGCAACAGTTACCATTCCAGCGGGTCAACGCTGGATAGTTTTTTAAGGATAAACAATGAGTTCAATCGTAATTTCAGGCGATACAAGCGGGGCGGTTACTTTAACTGTACCTGCAACAGCAGGAACTAACACTGTCACGATTCCTGCAAGCACTGGAACCGTTATGGTATCTTCGAATATGCCAGCGTTTAGTGTTTATAACAGCACAGCACAAACAATTACAAGTGCAGCCGTTACAAAATTAACTTTTGATACAAAAACTGGCACAAATGCTTTTGATACAGCATCAGCTTGGAGTACGGCTAACAATAGGTTTACTCCTCAAGTTGCTGGTTATTATCAATTTATTGGAAGCGTTAGTTTTAATGGTGGAATTTCAGCCGCAGAACAATTTGTTTTAATACGAAGAAATGGTTCTGACTACACTTATCCAATGGATTTGATAGGAACTACTTTATATATTATTAGTGGTTCTACAATTATGTATCTAAATGGTTCAACAGATTATGTTGAATTATTTACGGCTCAATATAGCGGAGTAAGCAAAAATACAGTTAATGCAAGCACATCAACTTATTTTGCAGGTTTTTTAGTTAGGGCAGCATAATGTTAATTGACAAAATAAAAAGTATTTATCCTTCATTAAATAATGAGGATTTCCATCCTGTTCGTGGAACAATCTTGTTGCAAAACGACTCTGATGGCAAAGGCGACTATATAGCCAAGTGGGAACACCCTACATTAGCTAGACCTACAGATGAGGAATTAGCATAATGGCATCTATTATTTCTGCTGGAACTACAAGCGGTACAGCACTCAACATGAGTGGTGATACTACTGGTAATTTAGCTTTTACAACTCAAGCAGGAACATATACACAAACTGTTCCCAATGCTACTGGCACAGTAATGGTTAGCGGTAATATGCCAGCGTTTAGTTATTATTTAGGTTCAACGCAAAACACTAGCAACAACACTTGGGCAAAAGTTCAAATTAATACAAAACAATTTGATACTAATAATAATTTTGACCCAACCACTAATTATCGTTTTACTCCAACTATTGCAGGATATTATCAAATAAATAGTTCTATTGAATTTAATTCAACAGGAACAAATCCTACTGTTGTTGGAGTTAGAATTTATAAAAATGGAAATCCGTTTTTTGGGGATTTTACTTCTGGAAATGCAGCAGGCGGTCAAACTACCAATGTTTCATGTTTAATTTATCTGAATGGTTCAACAGATTATGTTGAATTATATGGTTTTGTAAACAACTCTACAGGAACGCCATATTTTCAAGTATCAACATATGGAAATTCAATTCCAACTTATTTTCAAGGTGTTCTTGTGAGGGCAGCATAATGACTTTATACGAAAAAATTAAAACAATTTATCCAAGTCTTACAGATAAAGATTTTATGACGGTTATTCTTTTGCAAAACGATTCAGACGGCAAAGGCGATTACATTGCTAAATGGGAACATCCTACATTAGCTAGACCTACTGCGGAGCAATTAGCATGAGTTTAATTATTGACGGAACAGCAGGAGTCACATTCCCTAATGGTAGTAATCCACAAGCTGCACCTAGTAAAGTGTTGCAAGTGGTTCAAACTGTAAAAACAGATACTTTTTCTACAACAAGTTCATCTTATGTTGATGTAACTGGTTTGTCAGTATCTATTACACCTTTATTTTCTACTAGCAAAATTCTTGTAAATTATTCTTTACAATTTAGTGGTATTACTGATTCTTACGGAGCAGCTACTGTTTTAAGAAACAGCACAATTATTACTCAAGGCACAAGCGCAACTGGAAGTCAAACAAACATTACAACTGCTTTGGCAATAGGTTCTAGCGGAAATTGGGACTATAAACTACAAACTTCACAATTTGAAGTTTTAGATTCTCCAGCTACTACTTCTGCAATAACTTATAAAGTTCAAGTTAAAGCCACTTATTCAAGTAGGCAAATTAATATTAACGGCCCTTATTCAGTAGATGGGTCTCCGTATAATAATTTTGGTGTATCAACAATAACAGTAATGGAGATTGCGGCATGAACCATCAAGCAATTTATGAACTATATCCACAAGTTGTTACTATTGATGATGGAACTGGTGCTTTTGATAAAGATGGTAATAAAGTTGAAATAAATCAAGTTGCTGTTCAATCAAAAATATTAGAACTCCAATCTGCCCAAACTGCCGCAGAACAAGCACAAGCAACTGCAAAGGCTTCTGCACTAGCTAAACTAACAGCATTAGGACTAACACAAGCTGAAGTAACTGCCCTTTTAGGATAATATGACCGCAGCCTATACACAATCTCGTAATGCCGTAATCAATGGTGCCTTGCGTGTATTGGGCGTTATTGGTGCTGGCGATACCCCCACAGACGACGACTACAATAACTGTTCTCAAGCCTTAAATCTGTACATCAAACAGTTACAAACCAAGGGAATGCCATTATGGAAAGTAGAAGACCTACAAGTTCCTATGGTAATTGGACAGAATACTTATAACCTTGGCCCAACCGGTGATGTCATCTGCACTCGTCCATTACGAGTAGTTATGGCGTTTATCCGTAACCCACAGAACCAAGATACCACCTTAATGGTTATCTCCCGTCAAGAGTATATGCAACAAGGTTACAAGCCTTCACAAGGAATTCCTAACCAAGTGTACTATGACCCACAGTTAACTAATGGCGTGTTATATGTTTACGACACCCCATCAGCTACGGGTTACACCATTCACCTTCAGGTTCAAATGCCTGTAGATGATGTCCTCAATCCTAACGATATTCCTGACTTTCCTTCTGAGTGGTTTAACTGTCTTAAGTTTGGATTGGCAGACCAGCTATCCCTTGAGTATGGAGTTCCTGCACAAGTGCGTGCTGAATTAGCTCAACGTGCTGCTAAACTAGAAGAAGTAATGACTGACTGGAGTCAAGAAGAGGCTAGTACCGCATTCCAACCTTCTAATAGATATTACAGCTAATTATGGCAATCAGCCGTGTCCCAATGGGGCATAACATTGGAAGTCGTGACGGCACCTTAAACAAAG